TTGGAAAAGTCTTGGTATCTCTCCGTAGTTACTGACTTACCCTTCTCTTTGTTATCCTTAGCAAAGATTTCTTCTCTTTTCCTTCGTTTTGGCCTCTGTTTTCTCTTCTCTGGAATTGAAAGTTCTGTTCTTTATTAAATCTTTATTTACCTTGATTTGTAGTTGGTGCACAATTTGAATCCCTGTGATATTGTCCAGGCTATTGTGTTACTACCACTTTAATTTATTTTGATTTATTTTATAGTTTAAACTTGTTATGGGCCTGCTGTGGGCCGATGTCAGGTCTTCCTGGCATCTGGAGGATGAGGCTTCTTGCCTCGAAAACCTTCGGGCATACCTTTCGCCCGAGGCTAAGAGGGCCCGCTACTTGGAGCGGGTTTCCAGGAGGAGAGCTGCCTATAGGGCGGCTTACAAGAAGAAGGCCAAGAAGGCCTTGAAGTTGCGGGCTCTAGTTCCGCTTGTTAAACAAGCCCAGGCTGCAATGCGCCTGGAGTCCCTGCGAGAGATTCGAAGGGAACTGGAGAAGGAAGTCTCCATTGGGTCCTATGTGACCCCTCCCCAAATCCAAAAGGCTTTCGACAGCCTTGCAGCTCTTGTTGCCCAACGGCGACAAAAGCGGCAAATGGCTGCCGCCGCACGAGAGAGAGAAATCTCTCTCATGGTTCTTGCTCTGGAGGCTGGCCTCCTTGTAACTGTCCCTTCTAGGGGCAGATCTATGAGGCGGTCCGTCTCCCCTCGCTCCACTACGCCAATTGTGGAGCGAAAAGTCTGTGGAACCCTCCGTCTGAAGGAGGCAAACCCCGACCTAGAATGGGAGGGGATCTGCGATCTCCCTAGGGAGACGCTTGTGGCTGCAGAGCCACTTATTGCGCGTGCAATTAAAATTGCACAACAGACAGGCATTCCCCAATATGCCAATGAATTGTTACTTGAAGTAAAGGGGGATGCTTTTCTTGAAAGCACGCGCGAGATTTCTGAGGCTCTTGATAGAGAAGAGCGAGCCTTGGAAATTTCTGGTTCTAACTTGCAGGGTTGGTGGTCAGCACTTGGGGATTTTTCCTCAAAGGCCGCCTCCCTTTCTGGTATGGTGTCTAAGGCAAGCCGATCCTTAGCTACTAAGGCCGTAGACGGCGCAAAGCACTGTTGGCAATCAACATTGGATGGAATAGTCAAAATGGCTATTTCTGTTTTTGACGGTGTCTTTGCAAAGTACCTGGAGAACATCCCGCTGGTCTCCAATTTTGTGTCCGATTTCTGGGACAAGGTACGGAAGTGGGCTCAAGACATGTCCTCTGCTCTGGGCACTGTTTTTGAGGTTATTCACGAGGCTGCTTTGTGGGCTCTTTGCATTATCGTTGGCGCAGCTATCGTGAGTATGGTGGAAAGCGTGCTAGTTTCCATGGGTATTATTGCCATGGCTGGCGGCGCGGTTGGCCTGTTTCTCACCCTTTTCTTTTCTTATCTTGGGGTGAAGGCCTTTCTTGGTGGAGCAGACAAATTGTCCCAAATTTGTGAAGTTATAAAAGGGGCAGTTTGTACTGTAATGACCCGGAAACCTCAATCAACGTCGAATTTTAGAGACGCTGAGGTTTCTCAGAATGCTGAGGGTCTGGGACCGTTGGACACCGCTATTAGAGTTGTTTCCGCTCTAGGTAGTGGTATTGTGAACTTCAAGATGGGAACCCTTACCTACTGGGCTAAAGTTGGATCCGCATTGGATCAACTCCGGAAAGGTAAAGATGTCTTGAAGGAGCTGGCCTCTTGGTTGATAGAGGTCCTGGGCAGAATTTATGATTCTGTCACTGGTAAGGAGTCTCAATTTTTTGATGAGCTCTCTGCACTGGTGCAGGTTGATGTGAAGCATTGGCTGACCCAAGCCCAGCAAGTGCTTCTTGAAGCCCAAACAATGGCTCTCACGGATAAAGTTTTATTGCTTTCGGTGAGCCGGCTTGTTGAAGATGGGAACAAACTCCTTTTGGGGGTTTCTGGTATCCCAAGAAAGTTGACCATGGACTTCTTCACTTTAATAAATAAAGTGCAGACTGACTTGAAGAAGATCCATGAGCAGTGCGTCAAGGCTGGACGCTTTGAGGGGCGAAGGCACACTCCCTTTTGGTTATATTTATATGGTCCCTCGCATTGTGGAAAGTCGCTGCTGATGGAACAGGCAGCTGACGTTTTGCTGACAGAGGCAGGATATCCTCTGAGTTCCAACTCCCTGTACACGAAAGCCGCTACAGACGCTTTTTGGTCTGGCTATCGTAGGGAGTATTGCGTCATGTTGGATGACCTTTCTGCTATTTGCAGTAATGGTGTGTCCCTGGAGAGTGAAATGCTGAATATTGTGAGCTCTCAGGAATACAAGCCCAACATGCCATTTGAGGGGGAGAAAGGCATGTATTTTGATTCTCCAATAATCATTTCCTCCTCTAATGTGTTTACGGCACCCACCTCTGCAAATCTCCTTGATGAGGCTGCTTACAATAATCGCAGGGGTGCGGTTTTGGAATGTCGTCGATGCGTAGGTGAGAATGGATTTGAGGTCGATTTTGACCCTGATAATCCCTATGCTTCGACTGAATGTCGGTTTGTGGATAAGCAGTCCCAGCAGCCGACTGGTCCCTGGATGAACTGCCTCGCAGCTCTTGAGGTAGTTAGAGGTATGATGGCCACGCATACAATGAAAGAACACACATTGCAGGTCAACTACCTTTCGCGTAGGGCAGGCGTGCATCCCACGTTTGATGCTGCCCAGAGTTTTTTGAGTTGCCTGTCGGGGGAAGTTTCCATGTATTATCCCCATGATCTCCTGCAGGCCTGTGGAATTGAGTCAAGGTACTTTTTCTACGCCCAGGTTGATGGCAAGTTGTACGGGTATGACGTTAATAAGTCTGCCCATCTTGTCCCTGGTGACCTGGGAGAGGAGTTTGAGAAAGCTTGTCTCCAAAAATTGCTGCCAACAATGCAACAAACCATTGCTCAACGCTGCAACAATGGTTTGGTGGCAATTTTCCTGAAGTCTTTGGTTTCTGGTAGCTGTTCAGTCGTTAGTGTGGACAAGCTTTCCGACAGTGCCAGTGCCGTACAGCGAGAATTTTTCGCCCGTTTGTCTATGGGGGAGAGAGTTTATCTACGTCTTGTACAGAAGCGAATGAATCAGTTCCTTCTCGACGAGGTAACTCATGTGCCTTTCCTGACGAACGCTCTCAAAACTTGTGTTGATACCATGAGAGCGGGCGCCCGAGTAGTTTGGGAAAACTCCGGGAAAATATTGATGGTTTGTTCGGCCATTTTGGCCCTTCTTGTGCTGGCTCAAGGCTTTGTTGGTGCTTTGTCTTTGTTTGCTGGGTCAGCCAGTCTTGCCACGGGTGTGGGTGTTCTCCATTCTATGGACATCCAGGGGGCTTCTAATGCTTCCTCTTCGTCCTACTATGACTCCACCCGGGGCCACAATAATCGCGTCAATCATAAGCACATGCATCTTCAGGGGGGTAACCCAACCTTGCCTTGTCATGGCGCGTCTCTTTCTCTTTATGGACCTAATGGGTTCTTTTGCCCTGCAACGTGGGCAAGAGGTAGGTCCTTCTGGATAACCCGACATCAGGCCTTTGCTATTCCTGATAGAGCCTCTATGGCTCTCATAATGTCTGATGGTACTCGGGTTACTTTTTTGTGGGAAGCCTCAAGGTTGCACGAGTATGCGGAATCTGAAATTTGCCGATATTTTAGTCCGGCCATTCCGCCCTTGAGGGAGTCTCTGGCACGCAAGTGGTATTTGAATGATTATGAGAAACACATCAATATGACCACTTGTGACATCTATGGAGTTACTGTTCGGAGGACTGGAAAGTCTTATGAAGAGCGGGAAATCCAATGGTGGAAGGTGCCAGGGTCCATAGTGTACAAGCAATTACAGATAGATGATGCCTATATGGGCGGAACCTATGTGCACTATGTTCCCAAGTATATCCATTACTCTGCCCAAACACAATTGCATGATTGTGGGGCCTATGTGTGCGCACTCATCGCAGGTGACTGGCGCATTATAGGGTTCCACATTTCCCGGAAAAATGGGCAGTGTGCAGCAACGTTAATCCCAGACGTTATTGAACAAGATGTGCAGGGATTTTCGTTTGTTCCTAAGGATGGAGTACTCACTGATGGGTACTTGAAGTTGGGGTTTGTGGAGCCAGAGCGGGCTCCTCGTATGCCAGTGAAGACCCAATATGTTGAGGTTCCGAGGCATGTGCAGCTTCCTGCTGCTCTACAAGATTGTAAGGTCCCGTCAATCTTGTCTGCTGATGATGAAAGGATCCCACAAGGAGTTACTTATGATCCTTACATCCAGGGGATGGAGAAGTTTGCCACTCCAATGAGTGAACTTGACGACGAAATTTTGCGTCGAGTGGCAGACGACATTGTGGAAGAATGGCATGAGTGTGAGAGTTTTGAAGATGTCACACTTGATGTTGCCATTAATGGTGTTGACCATGAGGAACTTGATGAGGATGAAGCTGAATTTTTGGATCCCATGGTTATGAACACCTCTGAAGGATACCCCTTTGTTTTGGAAAGGAAGAATCAAGAATCTGGCAAAGCTAGATATTTTGAGGGGGTCCCTGGGAGCATGCAACTTAAGCAAGGAACAACCGTTTACGCGGCCTATGCCAAGTTGTGTGCTGAAATCCCACACTCGGTGCCAGAATTGGTTTGCATTGAGTGTGTGAAGGATGAGAGGTTGGCTCGCAGGAAAGTTTTTGAGAAACCTAAAAGTCGCCTCTTCTCAATTTTGCCTTTGCATTTTAATTTGAAGCTTCGGGAGAAATTTTTACATTTCTCGAAGTTTATCATGCAAAATAGGCATAGATTACCTTCACAGGTGGGCATAAATGTGCATAGTAGAGAGTGGTTACAACTCTATGCCCGCCTGGGAGAGAAGAATACGAGGGCCATCAATTGTGATTATGAGAGATTTGATGGTCTCATGACTGCTCAAGTTCTTTCTGTCATTGGAAGTATGATCAATCGCACTTACAAAGATGGTAAGGATCTTGGCGGGAAAGAGCGCCATAATTTGTTGATGGCTCTCTACTGTAGGAAATCCATAGCACAAGGCGATGTTTTTGAAGTCCGCTGTGGTATTCCCTCAGGATGTGCGCTGACAGTACTTTTGAATTGTATATTCAATGAAATTCTCATTAGGTACTGTTTTGCTGTTCTGGTTCCTGCTCCCCGTAAATCATGTTTTTCGCAATATGTTTGTTTGTTGGTTTATGGGGATGATAATTTAATTGCCGTCGCTCCCTCCATTGAAAATTTTTTTAACGGCAATGAAATTAAGAGAGTGCTTGCAGAGCTGAATGTGAATATTACTGATGGCATTTGCAAGCAGAGTCCTACCATCGAAATGCGACAACTTGAAGACCTCAATTTTTTGAAGAGGGGCTTTAAGGTTACGGTAGGAGACAGAGTTAGGGCACCCTTAGAACTTAATTCTTTATATTCTTCTTTAATTTGGGTTGCCAGTAGGGGAGAGGACGTTTTTGATAAACTCTTCCTGAATGTTCAAGTGGTTCTTAGGGAACTATGGCACCACGATGATCGTGATTTGTTTGACAAGTTGCGTGGTTTCTATGTTTCCGAAGTTCCCTCTTGGGGTTCCAAACTTCTGACTTGGCGACAAGTTGAGGATTTTCATCATCAACAGTTGATTGGAATGCCGCGGATAACCGCCGCCCAAGACCTCGACTTACTTATCCGGCCTGAGGTAAAAGCCTTTTGTACCTCAGAGGGCGCGTCGGATATGACATTTTCTCTTGCGCCCGGTATTAAGATTGCAGGTTGCAAATTTGTGCAGAAGCGTCCTGAAGACATAATTGTGTCTTTCAGTCCTAGGCAGCCCTGCGAGAGAGAAGACCCCAATGTGCTTACTGAAACAGTTGTTTATGGGGCAGGAGTTGGTGGCTTGCCAACTCGGATGTGGGGTAGAAAGTTCCGTTCTGAGAAGAAGTGGCCTGAATTTGCTAGGTGCATGGCCACTCTCCGTGATGGCGGAAATGTCTATTTCCGGGATGTTCAGCCTCTTGCTGGTGCCTGGATTGCAGCCATTTACTTTGCTGATAAAACCAATCGCTGCGATCTAGAAACTGGGAAGTTGTTATGTGGTAACCTGGCTGGGAAGCAAGGTCATCAAATCTGTAAATGGTTTGATACCGAGCTTCACGGTGATGTTACCTGGAAGGTTAGAGGTGATCCCAGTGCTTTTGGGAAGACCCGCATGATGCAACTCGGTTGGCAAACTGAGAATGTGGGTCCTATACCTTATGCTCTGGGTGGAGTCAAGGGGTCCATTAATAGGGCCCTTGCGAGTGAGGAATTCTTGCCTTTGTTGGCTATTCATTCAGGATTAAATAATTCTGGCCAGCAAGAAGTTAGAATTGGAGCTAGGTGTTCCCGTCGGTGCAGGGGACACCACCATGTGGTTCATTGTGATGGCATTAAAGAGGTTGATACAGAAAATCTTCTTCGGCAATGCCTCAAATCTATTCGCACCCATATCTGTTAGTTTTCTTTGCTTTGTTAGTTTAGTTTTCTTTTAGTTTTAAATAAGAGGAGAGTACTGCGCTTGAGTGTGTGGGAGTCCTGCTTGTCTACTGTTGTGTGTTAGACTTCTTTCAATTGCCAGACGCTAAACTCTGCGACATGTTCCAAGGCATGGGTGAAGCAGATACCCTATTTATAAGGGGTTCCGTGAAATCGGTATGTGGTAGTTCGCGATTGTTTGAAGTTTATCAGCAGTCTTCAAGTGACTGTGAATCTACACAGTCCTGTAGTTTTGTTAGCCTGTTCTTGACTGAATGGGACCTTCGCCTCCGGTTTTGAGGCTTTCTAAGCTGTATTTGCTTCTCTAGTGAGGGTCTTTCCACCCCTCTTGAGCTTGCAGCCCGGTCTCTCTTCTTTAGAGCCATGCAAGTATCTAGTCTGAAGTTCAGCTGCTAGGATTAATCCTTCTCCCGGCTTGTGGTACCGGGGTCCTAGTGAAAAGTTGCTCGTTGCTTAATGAAGCGAGCTGTTTCCCGTTGTTCTTTCGCTTCTTGGGGAAACATGTTGTAGAAGCGTTATTTGTAGATTGAGTCTTATTTCTTGTGATTGTAGTGTAGACAGTCGAAGTTTGTATGACTTC